GTACAATAAGTTTTCTTGCACGACCTGCAACTAATAATCCTCTTTCATCGGTATAACCAGAGATGTCTATTATTGCAGCTTCTAATGAAGTTTCATTAAGGTCTGCTGCTGTAACAGGTCGGTTATTGTTCTTCCCACCATTTACTTGTGGGTGACCATCGCCTCCTGTTACTCCATCGCCTGATGCAGTAAATAAATTAACACCGTCTCCTGATTGATATGCATTCGTAAAACCATTATTCAGAGGAAACGCAGCTTTTACTTGTTTAGTATAAGCCATTGCTCTAGCTAATGCTTTAGTGTATCGGCTAGAAAGACTATCGTATAGATTGTCTTCCAAAGCTTCTTCAGTAATTGCAAAGCCGAGAGCAATTGTTTCGTGGTTGTATCTAGCTGTAAAAGATTCTTGAGCAGAATCATAAGTCATTGCTGCTCCTTCATTTTTTACGGGTGCTTGACCAAACCCTGAAAGTTTTACTTCCTCTTCAAATGAACGATCAGAATTCTCGGTTTCATAGATTTCCTTGTCTTCTGAATCATATCCTTCATACTCCAAACCGAACAACGCATTGAGTCCTGGTAGAAGTTCTTTAAGCATCTGGGCTCGTGATATAGCCATGTCTTATTCCTCCTATGTTCCAGTTGTATTGTTGTATAAGTGTCCAGCGTTGAATTTCACAATAAGATCAGTATAGGCATCTCCTATTGAGCTTTCACCGCTTTCAACAAATCCAAGCAAACGAAGTGGTAAGGTATTAGTTGTAGCAACAGAAGAAGCATTAACTGAGTTTTTACTTCTTCCGATATCTGCACTTCCCGCAGTTTGAACAACTGCGAAATTCTTACCGTATGCATCAGCCGTTACAGCACCATTTGCTTGCATTCTGAATTCTACATCAGGGTCATCGAGAACGATTGCCTGAAGATCAGAAGCCGTAATTGGTTGGTTGTAAGACTGAGCAAAGGTAAGATTTTTGGTGGTAGGGTCGGTATATCTGACTCCTAAAAAGATACCAATAGGCGTTAATGCAGTAGTTCCAACATCTTTAGCGATAGTTGTTGTACTTCCATTATCCACCAGCTTAACGAAATCACCGTAGAAAAGACTTACATTATATGCCGATGCAATCGGAATATGTCTTGTCTTTCCACTAAATGATCCACTAGCTGAAGTAGTGCCTACAGGTTCTGCACCCATTGGTGTAGCTGTTGTAGCCATAACTTACTCCTTGAGTAGTTTAGTGTTTACCAAATGTAACCCTTGTTTGCTTTTGCGGTTCAAGCATCGGCATTCTTGGGTCACTTTCTTTTAAGTAATTATTATCTATGGATTGGGCCTGCTGTTGAGCTAATTGATTATAATAGTCTCTTCTTGCTTCCACAATTTCAACAGGTGCTTTACATAGTAATAGACCGCCTACTTCAATACATCCATCATCTGCCCATCTTGAATCTTGGTCACATAGGACTTTCATTTCAGGATGATCTTCTGATTTAGCTGGTTCCCATCCTTCCCTGAATCTATAAGATACATTCGGGTTGTCTGATTGACCAACTAAGGATGTCCTAATCCATCTAAAAACAAAACCATCTTGTGGTTCAGGATCAGGTAATACTGATGGCGGTTGCCACGATTTTTTACGCTCCGTGTTAGCTCTTTGATCATTTCCACGAGTTTCTCGTGGGATGCGGCTTGCACCTTCATCATCGTTGGCAGTTTCTAGCACTTCTGCTTCAATTTGATCTTGTTGGTCAATATTTGTACCAACGAAATCTTTAGGGTCATTTTTAATGTCTTCCATTATCTTGTTTCCTTTATTAGTTCTGCCGCATATTGTTCGGGTGTTATACCAAGTTTCCTTGCGAGGGATACTTGAGTAGCAGTTAACTTAACCTTTTTAGGTCTTGCTCCATTATTTCTAGTCGCAGGAGCTACTACATCTTTTGTAGCAGTTGGCGACTTGCGATACTCATTAGGTTCTGCTGTGTCCTGAGATTGAGTTTCGATATTAAATTCATCGGGAAAT